TGGAAATCGTACAAGGGAAATAGTACAAAGTGCTTGATGCGGGAGGTAGCCATTGACTGAGCAGGAATTAATAAGACAAATAACGACTATTGCGGCTAAAACAGCAATAGAAGAATATAGAAAAGAAATAAGTAGGAATGAAAAGGAAACGATAGATACTCTTAGACACAATACAATGAAGTTATTCAAACACTACAATAAGTTAAAGACTTATGTAGAGAATAGTATATCAGATTCCTCACAAGCTAAAGATTTATGGCTTGATAAATTATTAGGAGAAATGTTTGACGATGACAGTAAAGTGATGGTTAAGTCAATTATAAGAAGCAAGGAACAAACAGAACTCATGATGCGGCATATAGATAACATGATTGATATCTATGATGAGCGTTGTAAATGTCGTAGAGTGAATTATTGTGATTGTGTTAGACGGTATTATATTAACGGTGAACAATTGAAAGATATTGGTAATTCACTAAATCCTAATGTAGATGAGCGAACAGTACAACGCTATATCAAAAAAGGGCTAGAAGAGATGTCTATTCTGTTATGGGGATTAACAGGGATAAAAAGTAAATTGTCGTAAAAGTGTCGTGGACGTGTCGTAAAGATAAAGCTATAATGATAGTGTAAATAAATATGGAATGAAGAAGAAATAAAGGCACCCACAATAATTAGTGGGTGCTTTTTATGTGGAGATGCAAATGAAAAGAGCAAGGCATGAATGCAGGTATCCTGGATGTCATGAATTAACAACAGATAGATATTGTGAAAAGCATAAAGTTAAACAAGATAATACAAGACTATCTGCACATGCTAGAGGATATACCTCGAAATGGGATAAAGCTAGGAAAGTATTTCTTGCAGAACATCCAACATGTGAATGCGCTGAATGCAAGGCATCAGGCAATCCATTGGCAGCAAATGTAGTGGATCATATCATTCCTCATAGAGGAGATATGAAATTGTTTTGGGACAGAAACAACTGGCAATCCATGAATAAACGCTGTCATGATAAGAAAACAGCAAGAGAGAATGGCGGCTTTGGTAATATGGTTAAACGATAATGATAAATAGTGAGAATACCCCCCTATTTAAAAATGTTTGAACCTTGAAAACCCAGACCGTGTGGCTCCTTTCTTCGTAAAAAGTTCGTGAAATAAACTATTTCTGAGAAACGAAAATTTTATAGGCAATGAAAAGAGGTGAAAAAGTAGTGGGCCGAAATGCAAAACCTATAGATTTAATCATGGCTGATGGGAACAAACGACATTTAACAAAAGCCGAAATTGAACATAGAAAAAATACAGAAATACGTTTTGGAAATGATAAATTAGTATGTCCAAAACATATAAAAAATGACAAAATTGCATATGCAAAATGGAAAGAATTAATAAGGCTATATAAAGATTTTGATTTTGTAGCATCTGGAGATGTTGGAATGCTCGGCCGCTACTGTATGGCCTATAGTGAGTATATGGATTTACTAGAACGTAGGACAACGGTATGTCAGTTGATGCCTAAAGTTGACGATGATGAGAATGAAATAATTAAAGATCAATTAGACGCCGGGAATGTACATCCAAAACGTATTCAGAAGATGATAGAAAAATATGAATATATATTATCATTTGGTGGAATAATTTCATTAGATAAGGCCATTAATGCGAAGATGGATGCATTGGTTAAAATGGAAGATAGATTATTCTTGAATCCATTGGCTAAAATTAAAAATGTACCTAAGAAACCACCAGAGGAAGAAAAAACAGAATTAGATCAGAATGGATTTGGTGATATATGACAATAAAGGAAGAGTTAATACAATATGCTAAAGACTGTATTAATGACACCAAGCATTGTTGCCAGAAACATAGATGGGCATGTGAAAGATTTCTGAGAGATATAAGCCGTGAAGGAACGGATGAATTTCCTTATATCTTTGATGATGCAAAAGCAGAGAGATTTTATAAATGGGCAAGTTTACACAAACATACTAAAGGAGTGCTAGTAAATACGCCCATTATTTTTACGCCAATACAGCGTTTTATATTTGGTAACATTTATGGATGGGTTCATAAAGATACCGGGTACAGAAGATTTACAAAAGCATATTGGCAAGTGGGAAGAAAAAATGCAAAATCTCAATCATTAGGTCTAGTTGGTGATTATGAATTAATGGCACTTGGTGAAGATAATTCGGAAGTATATATTGGTGCGACTAAAACACTCCAGGCGAAAATTATTTACAATGAAGTAATAGCAATGCTTAAAAAATCAAGTGCTTTATTCAAAGGCAAATGGAAAGAAGCATATAGTACGATTGTACATATTAAAAGTAATTCAATAATGCGTGCTTTATCTAAGGATGATGGGAAAACTGGTGATGGTTTAAATCCACAATGTGGACTGATTGATGAATATCATGCGCATCCAACAGATGAAATATTAGAAGTCATTAAGACAGGTATGATTGCACGGCGACAACCTTTATTATTTATTATTACAACAGCAGGTAATAATTTAGGGGGGCCTTGCTATAGAATTGAATATCCATTAGTAAGTAAAATCCTAAATCCGGATATCGAGTTTGATATACCGGATTATTTTTGTATGGTTAATGAATTAGATCGAGATGAAGAAGGGAATCTGATTGATGACATAAACGATGAAGAGTGTTGGATAAAAGCCAATCCAATTGCAGCTACATATGAAGTAGGATTAAAGAATATCAGAAGTAATTATATGTCAGCGATAGAAAGCCCAGAAAAGATGGTGTCATTTATGACTAAGAATATGAATATATGGGTTAAACAATCAGCGCAGTCATATATTGATATGGCAAAATGGAAGGCACGAGGAAGATTAAATGAGGATTTTGAAAACGATTTAGGAATATCACTATATGGATATGATGCATATGTAGGTATTGACGTATCAAAAACAATTGACCTTACAGCTGCTGGGATAGTAATCCCCGTAGATATTAATAACAGTAAGAAATTTATTACTTTAGCACATGGTTTTATACCAGAAGAAACAGTACAAACAAAAGAACGAACAGATAAAATTCCATATAGACTTTGGAGTGAAAGAGGATGGCTAACAATTACTCCAGGTGAAATTGTTGATTATCGATTTATGACTAAATGGATTGAAGAAACATTAAATAAATATGGATTAAATATTAAAGATGTTTGTTATGATCCATATAATGCTACTCACTATACCCAAGAATTAGAGTCAAATAAAGGATGGGGAATTGTAGAAATCAGGCAAGGTATTATTACATTGTCAGAACCTACAAAGTCATTCAGAGCAGAAACATATCAAGGCAATATATTACACCCAACTAATGATTTATTAGATTGGGCAATTAGTAATGCTGTAACTAAAGTTGATGCTCAAGAAAATATTATGTTAGATAAAGCCAAAAGTACTGAACGAATTGACCCAATAGCAGCCGTAATTAATGCTTATACAAGGGCAAAAGTAGCGGCTGAGGATGATTTAAGTATGTACATAATGAGTGATGAGTTTAGTCTATAGGAGTCGTAATGAAATACATGAAAATAATAGGAAGTATAATTGATGACCTGCTATTTACAATAGGGGCCATCTTTTTTTGCATCGGAGGATTTATGATCCATACGATAGTAGGCATATATAGTGTTGCGTTGGCCGCCTGTGTACTTGGATATATCATTGGAACGGCATACCATGTTGAAAGAAAAGGAACGAGGGATAGACCATATGGAGAATAGGAAAGGAGATATAACAATTGATACTAAGAAAGTTCATTGAAAAAAGGGATGGCTACATGCAGCCTAATCATGTTGATGCGGATTCAATTATAGATTTCTTAGGAACATCAACAAATAAATTTATGCGGGTAAGTGATGTTATAAAAAACTCAAATGTATTTGCCTGTGTAAGTATCTTGGCAGATGATTTGGCAAAACTTCCAATCCATACATATTATGGAGATGGAGATAGAACAAAAGGGATGAAACATCCTGTAGCAGAATTGTTATATACAAGGCCTAACCATTTAATGAGTGCATTTACATTGAAACAAACATTACAAATGCATGTGGGATTGTATGGAAATGCCTTTGCATTTATTGACTGGGGAAATGATGGATTTCCAAAAGCAATATGGCCATTAGAACCATCATCTACTGTTCCATATTTGGATGTAAAAACTGGGCGATTAACATATCAAACACAAACATTACAAGGTGAAACAATTACATTACAACCATCTGATGTACTGCATTTTAAAACAATGGCTAGAGATGGCATTGTAGGTAAAGCACCATGGAGAACATTGGTTGATGAATTACGAGGGCAGAATTCAACGAAAGAATTTATCAGCAATTTCTACAAGAATGGAACACTAGTGTCCGGTGTATTGCAGACAGATTCAAAAATCAATCAAGAAGCAAAGGATAAGTTGAGGAAAGATTTTGCAAGCCGGTATGCAAGCCCAGATAATGCTGGTAAAACAGTTGTATTGGATATGGGGTTGAAATTTCAGACTATAGGGATGCAGCTTGATCAAGCACAATTTATTGAGACGCAAAAATTTGGGATTAATGAGGTGGCTAAAGTTTACCGGGTACCTCCTCATAAATTAGCACAACTAGATAGAGCAACCTATGCAAATGCGGAAGCAATGGGGCTTGAATATATCAAGTCAACACTGCTTCCTATTTTTATGCAATGGGAACAAGAAATTAATTACAAACTATTTACCAAAATAGAACGACAACAGTATTATATAAAGTTTAATGCTGATGCAGAGCTTAGAGGGGATAGTAAATCTAGGGCGGAATACTATACAAAAATGATTCAAGCTGGCGTATATACGCTAAATGAAGTACGAGCTATGGAAGAGCAAAAGCCTATAGATGATGGTATGGGTGATAAGCATTTTATATCTCTAAATTATACGACTACCGATAATTTGGAGAAATTACAACTGGCAAAAATTAAAGCTGGTGAAGACTTAACAGTGAAAGGAGGTGAGGGGAATGGACAAGGAACGGAGAACACTTCAGACCAAGATAGAAATCCGGAAGGTGGAGAATGATAACGGTGAGTTACCATATATCGAAGGTTATGCATTAAAGTTTGGGACCCGGTCAGAAAATATGGGTGGCTTTGTGGAAATGCTATCTAAAAACTGTTTGGATAAAACAGATATGAGTAATGTAGTTGCATTGTATAACCATAATGAAAGTTATCCATTGGCACGCAATACTGTGCCCTCAGGGGCGGGGTCATTGGAACTTAAAGTAGATGATATTGGTTTATATTTTAAATCAATACCAACGGAAACCACATATGCAAAGGATTTAATTACAAATCTTGATGCAGGTGTTGTAGGTCAATGCTCATTTGCATTTACATTGGCTCAAAATGGTTCTGAATGGATATGGGATGAGGATGATCAAGTATACATTCGAACAATTACGGCAATCGAACGCTTATGGGATATTTCTATTGTTACGACACCGGCATATCCTGATACAGAAGCAGACACGGCAAAGCGTGATTTAGAAGAGTTCAAGAAGACTCAAAAGAATGAACTAGATGAAGTTCGAAAACGTAAATTAGCAATTGAATTAGAATTATTGGAGGGATAACCATGAACGAAAAAGAACGTGAATTACGCCAAAAGATGGCAGCAAAAAATAAAGAAATCCGTGGACTAATGAATGAAGGTAAACTGGATGATGCGGAGCAAGCAACAGAAGAATTGCGCCGCTTAAAACGTGAATTACAAGTAGAAATTACATTGGGTGAAAACAGTGTAGATACTGTACCACCAGAAGCACGTCAACATCAAAATCATGATAATGATATTGATGTAAATCAAATCATGGCTCGTGCTTTGCGTGGCAATCAATTATCTAAAGAAGAAAATGAAGTATTGGTGCGTGCTAGCACATTGAATGAAGGAACCGGTAAAGATGGTGGGTTTATTGTTCCTAAAGATGTACAAACGGAAATTAATGAATTGAAACGAACATTAAATCCATTGGATGAATTAGTACGAATTGAAAAGGTTGCCACTATGAGTGGTGAGCGAACTTATGAAAAGCTTTCCACCATGACAGCATTCCCAAATGTAGCTGAACTAGCAAACATTGCAAATTTGGAAACTCCAGAATTCAATCGCGTTGAATACAAAGTTCAAAAATATGCAGGTATTTTGCCAATTTCTAGTGAACTATTAGCAGATACAGACCAAAACTTATTGAATTATTTGTATCGTTGGTTGGCTAAAAAGGATACGATTACACGTAATACAGAAATCGCTAAATTAATTAATACGCTTACGAAAAAACCAATTACAGGTATTGATGGATTAAAAGATATTTTAAATGTTGATTTAGATCCAGCAATTGCATTGACTTCTATCCTTTTAACTAATCAAGATGGGTATAATTACCTTGATAAATTGAAAGATACACAAGGTCATTATTTATTGCAACCGAACCCATTAAATCCAACTGAAAAGATGTTAAGTGGTAAAGTGGTTAAAGTGGTAAGTAATAAGGTATTACCTACAGATACTAGCGGTAGCGGCAAAAATGCACCGGTAATTATTGGGGATTTAACAGAAGCAATTACATTGTTTGACCGTGAAGCGATTACCTTGTTAGGTACAAATATTGGTGGCAATGCGTTTGTAACAGATGGTTACAATATCCGTGGTACACTTCGTTTTGATACAAAAATTGTAGATAATGAAGCAGCTGTATTTGGTCAATTGAAATTGGCATAAGGTAATTATTATGCAAAAGTTACTGGATGATGTAAAAGAATATTTACGGGTAGACAGTAATGATGAAAATACAGTAATTGAAAATTATATTGAAGCAGCAAAAACATATATAGAGAACGGCACAGGGAAAACATTTGACGAAAAAAATAGTCAAATGCTTTTAGTCGTTAAGATGTTATGTGGGCATTGGTATGATAACCGAAATGTAGTAGGCGGTGGTGGTGAACTACCGTTTACTATTACTTCATTATTACTGCAGATTGAACATAAGAAAGAGGGGTAACAAATGAAAGTAAGAGTATTACATCCAACAATCATTGATAGCCGATGGCTTCAAATTGATGACGTAGTAGAAGTAGAAAATGAAAAAGCGCAACCATATGTAGAAACAGGTCTAATTGAAGTTATTGATGATGCGGGAATTACTCCACCGAATGCTAAAACTGGTGGTGAAGAAAATCCACCAGAAGGAAATCCAAATCCACCAAATGAGGATAATGATGGTGATGAAAATCCACCAGACGAAGATGGGGGTAAAGATTCCAAGTCCGGAAAAGGTAAATAATCATGTTACGGATTGGATCTATGAAGAACCGTATAGAAATATTACGGCAGACCATAGAGCCGGATGGACAAGGTGGGTTTAAAAAAGAAAAACCACGTAGAATTGCCACGGTATGGGCCGCTATTTTAAAACCAAGATTTTGGGATGGTGATAGTGGGAAAGGCCCTACTACAGCAATTACACAAGGTATACAGATACGACCGTTAAAAGCAATTGATACTGATTGTATTATTAGGTACCGTAATACAAATTATGAAATACTAGACATAGAGTATAATACGGACTCTTATATATTGACATGTCAAGCAATAAAGAAACGGTAGGCAATCATGGCATTTGTAAAAGCTGATATATCTAATGCTACTTATAAAGCAATGCGAGATATTCATAATTATAATTCTGAAACACAAGAACGAATTAAAGAAGTAACAAGGAATAAAACGCATGAAGTATTAACTGTAGCAATTCAATTGGCACCTTATAGAACTGGTAAATTTAAAGGGACAATAAGGGAAGAAATTAAAACACATAGTCAAGGTATCTATGGACGGGTATTCACAAATTCACCAGTAGCACATTTAATTGAATTTGGAACAAAGGGGCATGTAGTAATGCCTAAAAAGAAAAAAGCATTAGCTCCAGGAGCGGCTGGATGGTTTATGACTAATGCTACAATTCCTGCAATATCTGCAAAGCCATTTATGAAACCGGCTATGGATAAGGTTCGTCCAACGATTGAGGGTGCAATTAAGGTGGCAATAAAGAAATGAAGATAAAAACTATTCCATTTAATGCTGTACAAAAAGCATTTTATAAATTGCTTTCAGAAGGACAGACGGCTCCTGTATATGATCGTATCCCTGCAGGGGATGAAGAAATGCCGTATATTTGGTTGGGTGAGTTTCATGGTGTACCTGTGGAAGATAATAAAACACATGCAGTACATAGAATTAGCCAGCAAATAGATATATGGAGCAATCAACCTGGTAAGAAAGAGGTTAATGAAATTCTAAATGATGTAGCTACATTAGTTAGAAATTATCAATTACCACTTGAAGGGTTTAAACAGGTTGGTGATGTTCATATATCTTTATATCAGGCAATAGGGGAACGATACGAAGATAAGACTAGTGCTTATCATGGAATCATGATGATTGAGTACACAATTGAAGAAATTGATTAGGAGGTAATTAATATGGCATTAACACAAGAGCAAATTACAGCACTACCAGTGGCACCTAGTGATACAAAGGCGGTAGCTGGTAAAGATACGTTATTGTATATTGCATCTAAACAAACACCATTGACATGGTTATTGGTTGGTGGTCAAAAGAATTCACCACTTAAGGAACAGGCAGATTCCTTGGATGGTTCTGATAAATCTAGTGGTGGTTGGAAAAAAGGCATCCCTGGCATGAAATCTTGGAACATCGAATATGATGGTCTATATGTGTTAAATGATGATGCAGTGGATATTTTGCGCTATTCCTTCCGTGAAGGTAAAGCTGTGTATGGTCGTGTAGAATATCCAGATGGCTCTTACAAACAAGGATGGGCGAATGTAACATCATTTGAAGATAACAACTCTTCTGATGCAATTCAAACATTAAAGGTATCCTTGACAGGGTATGGCGCAATTAGCGATTTGATTGCGATTGGCGAAGTTAAAATTACATCTCCTACAGCAGCATTCTCTAAAGCAGCTCCAGCAGATAAAACTGTAGCAGTAACACCTACAGACATTACAATTCGCACTGTAACTGATGATACTGGTACTGTATTAGTATTCGGAAAAGACTACGAATTTGCAGAAGGTACATTAACTTTGAAAAAGGAATACCTTAAAAATATGACAGTAGGTAACCATGTACTTGAAGCAAAATTTGCAGCAAAGACAATTCCTATCACAGTAAATGTAACAGCATAATTTTGTAATATAAAGGGCGGGATAAAAACCGCCCTATTTTATATAAGGAGATAAAAATGAAAGAACAGACTACATTGACCATCAATGGGGAAAAATATGAATTATTGTATACACTTGGTATTATGCGTCAGATTGAACGAACATTAGGGTGTTCTTTGATTTCAATCCTAACAAGATTTGATGGCAATGCACAGGAACGAGTAGGCATTGATTTCATTATGGCAAACTTACAATATGCGGTAGTTGGTGGTTTATCAGAAGATAAAGCATATGATCTCATTGATAAATATTGTGAAGGTGAAGGTACATTGGATACATTGGCAGGATTCCTAATGATGGCGTTATATAATACTGGTTTTTTTATCCCAAAGCTACCAGAAGAAGTGGAAGCACAGGTGGAGGAACAGAAAAAGAAGTAGCCTCAATTGAAGAATGGATTAGAACCGTAGAGCCAATAGCATATGGACCATTACATCTATTGCCTGATGCTCTTGAAAATCTAACTATGAAAGAGTTCTATTTGTTACTTGATGGCCATTATGCCCGTAAAAAAGAAGAGGACTATAAGCAAGCATATTTCACATACTGGATGCTTGCTCCAAACTTAGGTAGAGAAAGCAAAATTACAGTAGATGATATCTTCAATCCATTGCATCAAGATATGGTAAAGGATAAGGAAAGCGAAAAAGAGGAGCTATTACGTACATTTAATTTATAAAGAAAGGAGGTGGAATGATGGGAACAACCATAGCAGATTTAGAGGTTAGGATAGGTGCGGATAGTAATCAGTTTAAACAAGAACTACAGAAGGTAGAAACGCAGGTAGGGAAAGCATTTAATGTAAACCCAATTAATGAGTTCTCTACAAGTGTAGATAGTGTAACGGGTCGTGTAGGTAGTTTGGTTAGTAAGTTTACAGCTATAGCAGGAATTATGGCCGGAGGATTTGGACTAACATCCATGATTGAAGGTTCTGTGAAAGCTGGCGAAGCAGTTTACCAATTATCTCAACGGTACCAGATCACAACTAAAGAAGCATCTGAAATGAACCGAATTCTAAAAATTACAGGTTCTGATGCGGATACAGCAGCTAAAACAATTATGCGATTGGATAAAGCGTTATCCGGAAATAGTAATGAAGGTAAGAAAGCCCAAGAAACATTAAAACTATTTGGTGTTTCATTAACTGATGCTAATGGTAAGATGTTGCCAATTAATCAACAATTGGCGGAGTTAGCAAAAGGATATAAAGCGGCTGCTGATGCGGGATATGGGCAGGAATATGTGATGAATACCCTTGGCGTTCGTGGACTTGCTTTAATATCTGTATTGCAGAATTACAATGAAGCGGCGGAAGTTGCTAGTAAAGTCAAAGGAATTGGTCTAAATCCAGAAGAAATGCATAAAGCATCTCTTCAATTGAAAGAGATGGAATTGCAGTTTGGACAACTTAAACTAGCGAGCGGCGCAGCCATTACACCATTAGTAATGGAATTATTACCACAATTACTACCGTATTTACAAGAATCGGCAGTATGGATTAATAAAAATAAAAATGAGATTGCAAGTACGGCTAAAACATTAGTTCAGATTGTAGCATTGTATGAAAGCATTAAGATTGCTAAAAAAGCAGCGGCGGCAGTTAATGCAGTAGTATCAACTGTGAAAAATTCGCAAAGCCCAATGGGGTTAGATACAGCTGAATTAACAAGAGCGCAAGAAGCACAGATTAATAAAGCACTTAGAGATAATGAACGTGTATATGCACAAATGCGAAGAGAAGCGATTAAAACAGCTAATCAACAAAAGTTATCTGCAGAAGAAACGAGTGCATTTTTAGCGCAGGAATTTAGCAAGATTAGTATTAAGGCAACGCAATCAGCAGAGCAAATTCGAGCGGCTATGACTCTTGGCTTTCAAAGCGTACGGGCAGAAGCGGCAGAAAGTTCAATTGCAGTTAATAGATCCATATTATCTACAGGGGTAGCGGCAGAAGAATCAGCAAATCTACATGTAGCGGCTAATGTTCGCAAAGTAGAAAGTGATATGGCTGTAGTAGCTAGTCAAGGTAAAGTAGGTGTAGCTGCAACGGTTGCAGGCACAAAAGCCGTAGAAGCTAGTGCAACAGCAACAGCAGCGGCAACAGCAAATATTGAAAAGAATGCAGTGTTAGCAGCAAGCTATGAAGGTGTCGGTGTAAGAGCCACAACGGCAGGAGCGGTAGCAGTTAGTGCAGCAGGCAGAGCTATGGGAGCTGTTACAACATTAACACGAGCAGTGTGGGCTCTTGCTGGTGGATGGTTAGGTGTAGCGGCAGCCGTAGGATTTGCACTATATTCTATGGGACAAGCCAATAAGGCAGAAGCAGAATTTCAACACGCCAATGAAGTAACCTTGATGGATAATGGAAAGAAACGTCATCTTGCAAAAAATAGAGAGGGTAAAGTCGTTTTTGCCAATAATAGTGCTGGTTATGTAGAGGTTCCAGAACGACTAAGGAAAAAATATGAATCTTATGTAGCTGCTCAAAAGAAAGCCAGTGCAGATGCTGCCATAGGAGAAATTCAGGCGGAACAAGCAAAACTAATGGAAAGCATTAATGCACAAATACAAAACTTGGGTTCCATTAGTGATTCAGCAGGGAATACATCTGTAGTTGAGCATACCGAGCATAAGGATACATCGAGTGCAGCTGAAACAGTTCGCTTCATGATTAATCAAGGTATTGATCCACGTATAGCTTTTGGTATGGCTGGCGGGAATATGCAGGAATCAGCAGGAAACACAAAAAACTTAGATCCTGTAATAGAATCACAAGATGGATTTCGTGCACTTGGAATACAGCAATGGCAAGAAAGCAGAAAACAAGATTTATTTGATTTTGCAGCACGAAATTATTCGGACCCCCTTGATATTCATACACAACAAGCATTCCAAGTATATGAGATGTTATATGGGAATGAAAGACAGAGTTATAAAGATGCATTAGCAGAACTTGGAAATAGTCAAGACGTAGGATTAGCAGCTAAGTTAGTTGATAAATATATTACACGTTCCGTTGGAACTGATGTGGTAAGAAATCAAAAAGCGGCCAATGCACGACTACTATATAATGACATGAAAGGCGAAGGCGGTCTTACTGGGGCTGATATATTACGCCGTCAAAAATCAATTGATGATGCAAAAAAGGATTTAAAGAATTTAGAAGGTGAATTAAAGCAAAGTATCACCGGAGAAATTGGTACATCATATGAAAGTGAAATTCAAAAGATTGAGGAGGATGTACGAAAAAAATCAGAAGCAATCAAGAAGATTAAAGATGTTAGTGATACGATTGATACCTCAAATGCGGAAAAGTTACTAAATCAGTTTAAAACTGTTGAAGTAGATAAAGTAAATAAAAAGCTACAGGAGCAACGGGATAAATTAAAGCTGGATACAGCCAAAACTAATGCAGAAATCTTAGGAAACTATAAAGATTTAGCTGAACAACAGTTTATTGTATCTAAAAATGAACTAGATAGAGAGCGAGAGGAACGCCTAAAATCAGTTGCAAAACAAAAGGATGATGCGGAAGCTAAAGCGCAGGTTGAGGAATGGTATACAGCCAAATATAAAGCCTTAGTAACAGAACGTGAAACGGCAGAACGTGAGTCATATGATAAAGCTGTTAAATTAGCAATTAGCCGACATGATAAAAATAGACTCCAACAATTAACAAGTTCAAAAGATGCAAAACAATATAGGGACTGGGAAGGCGATACCGCTAAACTACAGACATTCTATAAACTTTGGGAACAAGGTAATATGTCGATGTCAGCTGCCACAGCAGAAGCAGCTGAATCATTTGCTAGTGGATTATCTTCTATCTTTTCAAATCTAGCAACAGATATTACAAGCGTAAAAGATTTAACCCAAAATATGGGTAAATTAATTCTTAGTACAGTAGTAAAT